ATTGTAGCTGCTGAGTATGGTAGAAAAAATCTATCTTTAGTTATACTCATAGGAAAATTTGGTTGAACTAAACTAATTACTGTCATTTATTATTATATTTGTGCTTATACTGTAATTGTAACATTTGATAAATTGTCTTTCGTAGAAAAGTATGCTAATTTAGTTGTCTAGCAAGTGAACAAAGTTACACCGTAGGTGAAAAGCTATTGAACACGCGTCGCCTATATGATGTTGCGTTGGCACGAAGTGCATCAGCGGGGAACGTAGTTCCATCTAGTTTTATAACTGGCTACATCTATGCCCATTTTTCTATACGTTGATCAGGTCCACAGTAACAAGCTACAAAAGGACAACGTATACTGCTAGTAGGTTTTATAATATCTTGTCTATAGATATTTCCCATTCTAGCTTTTCTATAATTTAATAAACATGCACTAGGATATACATCTCCATTAGGAGTTATATGTATACTATCTCTTCCTACTGCACAATTCATCCCTTTAAATTTAATAGAATGTGTATCAATTTCATTATACACATTAACTTTATCCTCAGCATCTATTATTTTAATTTCTACGGGATAGTCTCTATGAAATGTAAAATACTTTTCTTGCTCAGATGTATAATCTATCAAGTTATTAGTAATACTTATACCTTGTTTACTTTCGTCTTTAATTCTAGTTAGATGTGCAAACTGTTTTCCGTATTTTGTTCTTAAAATGTTTAGTACTTTTATCGCTTGACTCCAGTATTCTTGCGGAGCTGATACACTAACACTTCTTATAAAATTATTATCATTAAGTAACTGAATATTTTTCATAAATTGATCAGTAGCATATTCTGGATGCCAACTGGCTACTATAAATTTACCTAAATCTTTATTTAGTTTATTTATATAACTTTTTACAGGAACTGACAAGTTAGTAGTTATTTTAGGTACATAATTATACTCAGAAATATAGTTAATAAGTTCTGGCCATTGCTTAAACAGCATGGGTTCTCCACCTAAAAAATTTAATTTTATAGTTTTATTTCCAAAATAATTAGAAAGATATTTAAAAGCTGTAGTATATTCTTCTAAAGTTTTAAACATAAAAGCACTCGTATTATCATAACTAGCACAGTATGAACATTCATAATTACATCTTTGTGTAATCATCCATTCAACTTCTACTTGATATTCTTTAGAAGTTGTAATTATATGTTTAATATTTTTCATACCATGCTATCTCAAAAGACTCTCTGGAATATACCTGTATTTCATGATTTCCCCATATTCTTTTAAAATAACTATCATACATTATTACTATTTGTTCATCTGCCCATTCATCTGGTATTAAATGTCCTTTTACGCACCAATGCATAAAATGTGCCTCTTTTAAAGACACATTCATATATAGGCTATAAGAATTTAACTCTCTAACCACCCCCAGCACCCCAGTCATCAAACATATCACACATACTTGACATTAGTGCGAATAATGGGTCATTATGTAGTTTCTCTGAAAGATTAAAATCATCAATATAGTCATCTTGAAGATTAAAAGCATCTCTTTCTAGTTCTCTTCTACAAGATACTTTTTCGTATTCTCCATTTACGTATTGTAAAAAATGTACTAATTCATGTATTAGTACTGAGTCATAAAATCCTTTACCATTCATAGATTCTAAAGGTTTATCTGCTATAAAAATTCTATTAGCTTCATGCTCAAAATATCCTGCAATATGACAAGGATCGGGAACTTCATCTAGAAATAAATCTTTACACATTTGTTCTGTTGTTTTTATTGCTACACTAGGTAAAGTCTGATCTTTATATTCATACTTACTATTACGAGTGATATAATCAATCATAGCTAACATTTTTGTTTCATCTGCATTTACGGGCAAGTAGATTAGTATAAAAAGTATAACATATTTAAACATAGTAATAACCTTATGGTAAACGGCTCCTAATTAATACCAGGAGCCGTAATTATCAGCCTTTACCTTGATTTATAATCTTTGTAACATCACCCTCAAAAGAGTGAGTTCCTACATGATTTAATTTAGTATTAGGATCTAACCAAATCTCACCACCAAGTTTTTGCCAACGTCTACAAAATGTATAATCTTCTGATAAATACCTATTATCTTCTGGATCATGAATAGTATCAAAAAATGAATAACAATATTTATTAAATTTTTCATCAATATTAGAATCATTACGATAATGCAATTCAGGATATGATTGCATCATTTTTTCAACTACTTCACGCTTAACTAAGAAGAATCCAGTAGAAGCATCTAATACTTCTACTGCACCATTTTCTATTCTAATTTGTTTCTTTTCTTGATTAATAAACTTAAAATTAATAGCATACTGAATTGGTAAAGCTTTTTTAGGATAAGCTGCTGCCATAATAGGTTTATCATACGCCATCATTCTAAGAAGATCGTCTGCTTGATATTCAATGTCCGCATCAATAAACATTAAATGAGTACAATCACTTTCTAAAAACATAGCTGTAAGAATATTACGACCACGAGTAATTAATGATTCATTACGTAGTGTAGTAATTCTAAAATTAATACCATGCTGCATAAATGTTTGAGAAGTTCTAAACATTGATAAAAAGAATTGATCTGTAACCATTCCTCCATAACAAGGAGTAGCAAAAAAGATATTCATTTCTCTTAGTTTATTTAGATCAATAGTAGCTTGGTCACCCTTAATATTTGTAAAAGCACCAAACGATTTAGTTGATGCTTCTTCAGTAGGGCTAGGATCTATATTTGGTGATCCCATATCCGCTAGTGATTTCTTCATGCTAAGTCATCCACATCCTCTTGTGGTTTAAATTCATCGGAAACATCTCCGGCAAAATAAGCAGTATTTTTAAGTAGCCATTCTTTTTGCTCTTCATATGTTTGACGCTTGTAAATCTTAGAAAGTTCAAATAACTCTAAACCTTTTTCTGCTTCTGTTAATGCTGCATTGTTACGAGCAGCAATACAAGTATATTTAACATTTTGAGGAAGTGGTCCTGTTTTTTCTTTCTTGATAGTAAGATCATAACCGCTATCATTATCTGAAGGATTTCCATAATCAGGATTAGTAGCATAATCTACAATTTGTGAGTAAATTGTAGAACGAAGATCAAACAGTTTAATCTGTCCATCTGCTCTATCAATTACATTACAAACATATGAAAATTGTGGTTTATCACCATAAATAGCATCATCAATTTCTTTAAATGGATCTTGTGCTCCATTATCAAATGACTCTGTTTCTCGACTAAACTGTAGGCACTCTACAGGCATTTTTTTACCTTCTGTTGTTACTACCCAGTAACAGTAGCGTGGCATTACATCACCTACTAATCTTAACTTAGTATCACCAATACCCATTGTGAGTCGTTGGATTTCTCTTCTTTGCCCACTACCTGTGGACTGTTTACCTTTTGCTTTATCCCAAGCTACCATTGTTTTCTCCTATGTTGAACGTTGGTTCTTATGTGTAGGACGTTCTCGAAACCGAGAACTCTTGTGGAAAAGATATTTTATCATCCTCATATTTTATATAAGGATTTATAATATCTTTTATTACATAATTTTTTGCTATGTAATTTTGTTGTTCACTAATTCTCCGCATTGAGAGAAGTTGTAAATATTCTATCTTCTTATCTACAGAGATATTATGAGTTAAGAAATATGGATTATTAATATAACTCATTGGCTCTCTGGTTTTATAATGACATACTAGTTTCTCAGTCTTCTGTTCCAAAATGCCTGACACAAACAGGTGAATTGGAATATGATTAATTTTTAGTACTTTCATTAATCCTTTAGTTGTTCTTGTATTATATAATGGAGTCTGGGCAAAAGTCAATATCAATATAGCTGATTTATCTCTTCTTGCCCTTAATTTTATTTCATACCAGTTAAAGAATGTAGTATCCACGTTGTTTATACCAATCAAGTCTAGTTTTTTGTTGTCTTGCTACAATAGCTCCTGATAGCCAAAAATCTACAATCATAGGTATTTGTTTATCCTCATGCTCTCTTATGATTCTACCAATACGTTGTTCTAATTTTATAGGATTATTACCAGGACAAGTAAGATACAGAGTATCAAGCCTGTGACAGCTAATACCTTCATCAAATAGTCTTGTAGATAATACCGCTTTGTATTTTCCTCCCACATTTTGAAGAACGTCTTCTCTAACTGATTCATTGGATTCTCCTATTAAACATACACTTTGGGGTATTAGCAGTTGTAAATCTTTTAACATTTGAACACGTTCACCTAATATAAG